CATTTTTTTAAACTTTTTTGTGACTTTTTAAGAGCCATTAGTTTTTATAGCCTCCACCCTTAGCTTTGTATTCTTTTGCTAGCATCTGAGCTTTTCTTGCAGACCATTGTCCTGCGCTACCACCTTTACTTCCTGCTTTGATCTTGTTAAACAAGTTCTTACGCATAGTGGGCTTAGTATAGTTACCTGCCTTATTAACTGTAGACTTTTTAACTGACATGTTATTTCTTCTTAGCTTTAGCTTTGTTTTTTCTGTAGGTCTTAGCCCCTGCATCGTTTCTAAGAGTCTGTATAGCCGCCTTAGCTTGTTTATCGTTTAGAGGCATTGCTCTTGCTCTTTTAGCCGCAGGTTTTGCTTTTGGTGTAGCTTTTTTCTTTGCGGGTGGTCGTCCAACTTTATTACCGTATGTACCTTTACCTTGTGGCATTGTATTCTCCTACCATTTAGATTTATTAGCCCAGTATGCCGCAGACATCTTACCCTTAGCGATGTTCTTAGCGTGTCGAGCCTTGAATGATTTACGTCTTGCTTTTTCCGATGCAGTCTTTGGATTCTTACCTGCACCTGAAACACCTTGCTGTCCATAACGGATAGTCTTTACCTTATCTCCTTCCTTAGCTACAACTACATGACTTTTAGTAGCATGATTAGGAGTTCGTTTAGGTTTGTTAAAACCGCTAACTCCTGCTCTTACCAATCTAGGGTCTTTAGCCATTAGTACGTCCTCTCTCTTTAATTGCTACTTCTCTTTCCTTTAATAACTGATCGGAAACTTTGAGCCTACGTTCAAACTCACGGTCATCGTCGTTGCCTTCCCGTATGTTAGTAGTAACAGCTTTAATCTTGTCAATCTCTAACTCTTGAGGAATAGCTTGAGCCTCAGTAGAAAGCTTTTGCGCTCGTGCTTGTGATTCGATAGCTTGTCCTTCTAAGGCCGCAGTCTGTGACGCTTGGAATGCCAACTGTGATTCCTGAGCCGCTTGTTGTGCTTGTTGTGCTTCAGGGTCAGGCTGATTAGCTTTTTCAAGAGCCGCTATGAGTTCCTCACGATTACCTACGTTCATGTTATCAATGATGGACATGATAAGCTGTGAGTACATTGGAGTTTCAGGCGACATAGTTTGTAACAACTGTACAAGCTGTGTAACTTCGTACTCACGAGCAATAATACCCAGTGAGCTTGATGTGTGAAACTTGTAGTCAGCAACAGGATATGATTCAGGATTAAACTGCATATATCGGTGTGCGGCTTTAGTTACAAAAGGAATCAGGAAAGATTCTTGGAAGTTGATTAAAGTTCTCTTATGGCGCTTAATGATAGCCCCTAAACTCATGGAAATACCCGCGGCAGTGGAGTCACCGTTTATTGATCCTGAGATACCTGCAGAATCAACAGCGCCTGTAGCTGTCTGTACCATGCGTTGTAAAGCATCAGCCTGTGCAAAACTAATCTGACTTACATTACCAAAGTTAAATGGCTGTATAACTTCATTAGGCGCACCGTTAGTTAAGATAACCTTACCTGCACGTACTTCAGGTCTAGCACCCCTAGGCATACGTGTAGCGTCCATAGCTAACATAGGATGTATAGTAAGAGCAAGCGCATCAATTCTAGCTCGTATTTCAGCGTCTAACGCCTTTTGAGAGTTATATCCTTTCTCACATACTCCTCTACCCCAAAAACGACTAGGAACAACATCCCAAGGGAATGCGATGATAGGCCTATCACCCATCATGTAAGGATTAGCTTCAGCCTTTAATAAAGTCCCATCGTTAGCTACAACAACAATAGCTTCCACATAATAACCTTTATTTTCTTCATCGTCATCAACTAATGTAGCTATTTCTTCCGCTTCGGATTCCTTTTGAGCCATCTCTAATAGATGTCTAGGTACTAAACCGTAGTATTTAGTCAAACGTACTTTATTATCATCGTGTGCTACTAGGTCTTGATCTGGTTCTATATCAAAATCAGGAGCCGCCGTTGCTACTTCTACATTCCTATAGATACCTTGTTCCTGTAACTGCTCAACTAAATGTAAGGACACAAACTCATCTACAGCACAACCCAAAGCTTCCTCTACGGAGGTAGCTAAAGGGTCTATTAGGAAGTTCTGAGGCATTACAGGACGGAGTTTAACACAAGTCTTTTCCGTTATATTAACACCAACTGCTGTTAATTCGCCTCCCATAACAGGTTGTGTTGCAGGGGCCATTTCTTTTTCTTCCTCAAGGACAATCTCCGCAATACCTGTGCCAAAAACAGCGGCATTTAAAAGACACTCAGCAACACCTTTTCGTACTCTGTTCTTTTTAAAGTCTTTAAATAAAGTCTCACGGAGTAACGCAATATCTCTCTTCTCTGTGTCGTTTACATCGTCTTCAATGTCAAACCAACGGCCTCGACCAAAGGTTGCTTCCTCTAATTCAGCTACTGAGGACTCTACTGCTTGCTGTAGGGCAGGACTAACAATTCGTGATCTTTCTGAGTCCCTAGTTCTATCTGCGGAAGACCACTGACCTCGCCACAATCGGTAATATTCATCAAATTTACGTGAATAATTAGTATCAAAGTGATCACGCCATCCTTGACATTTGTTAATTATCCAACCTTCAAGTGTTTGTTCCAATACAAATTGATCTTTTTCTTCATTTAGCATATTAATACCCTGCGTATGCGTCTAATAGTTGATATTCCTCTTCCTCAAAGTCCGATGTGTATGCTATATTGGCTAATTGATCTATGTAAGCTAAGGAATCAATTAAATCATCGTGAACTAATTGGTTAGGGAACTGAAATAATTCATCAAGAAACTGACTGTTCCATTCTCCTTTGTTTAAGGAAATTGTACCGTGTTCAAATCTACCTTGTAAAGCCCAAACAATTCTGTCGGTTTTCTTTTTATTACCGTGGGTAAGCTCATCTACTCTAAAAAACCGTTGATTCTTCTTCATGTAGTCGCTTAAGTAAGGAAGCACAGCATTTTTTAATGCGCCCTTCTCTATACCTACTGCTACTGGTTGGTAGTCTCTGACTGCTTGGAAGATTCTTCGGGCAGTCTCTTGGACACCCCAACGCCCATGTACAATATTAGCGACCCACCAACCTTCTTCGTTTGCTTTAACAATCGAGATAGCCGTTTGGTCAAGTCTTTTTGTCTTCGTTGTAACTTTAGCGACATCCGCAAAACCCGCCAAGTCAACCGCAATGTAAAACTGACCTTGTTCAGGCTCTTCCTCAGAAAATTTAATATACTCTTCTTTGAATAATTCACTACCTTGAGCCTCAAAGGATGCCATAAATTCTTGACGAAAGGAAAAAGCTGACATGGATTTCTTAGCCGCTTCTATTTCTTCAGGGTCTAGCAACGGGTTATCGTAGCTTGTAAAGTGATAACCTACAAAAGTAGGGTCATCCGATACACAAGCATATGTGTATAAGTCATAAAAGTGATTCCTACCCATTGGAGTACCAATAAATAGTGCATCACCTTTTTGGTCAGCCAAGGCAGGTCTTAGTATTTGCTCCCATACCTCAGGCTTCATGTCAGCGTACTCATCCATAACCAAGAACCTAAGACTGACACCACGCATGGTTTCCGGTCGATCTGCTCCCTTAAGGGCTATGGTTGCACCGTTGACTAATTTTATTTGTAAGTTATTTACATGACTAGTGGTTATGACAGGATGGCCTATCTCTAGCAAGACTTGCCACATAATGTCCCTAGCCTGTCCCTGTGTAGGGGCAACGTAGAACACATGTCCACGTTCGGCTTGTAAGGCTCTAATAATGAGCATCCAAGCGGCTAATCTACTTTTACCTGTACGTCTACCTGCGGCTATTACTTTAAATCTTGTTTCATCATTAAAGACTTTTTGTTGCCACGGTAGTAGCGATACATTAAGCTCAGTCAATTAATAAGTCCACATTACTGGGCTAAGATCATCATCGTATAAATCACGGGTGTCAACATGCACAAAGCTACTAGCAACTCCGATTCCTGTGAATCCAAGCGAAATGGCTTGTTCCACAATTTTAAATCTTTGTATACCGTCCGTAACTTTAATGTCTGCCGCATGGCCTTGTGAATGCTGTCCTGCAACTTTTTTCTTAGCCTCTATAGGGTGTGAAGGGGAGCGATAACCGCTAGTAATTACAAATGGGAAACCACAAGCTTCCCTTAGTTCATCCAAGCGTTCAATGAACTCATCCTTAATTCTATTCTCACCTGTGTACTGACAGGCAAACTCTTCTCTGGAAAAATACTTAGCCATCTATATACTCTCCTTCTATATCATTATCACCCGACACTACGGTAGTCTCACCACCAACGCCTGTAATATTGATCTGTATGGCTGACCTACCTGCTCCTTTGACTACATCCTTTTCAAAGACAGCAGTAGGTAGGATTCGATCCATAACTAACTTCCATGCGGCGGCTTGGTTTTTATGATCATCGTTTAGGGCCGCATCAAAGATTGACTCTAACACTTTACGAGACTTAGGGGATGTAAGCATCCGACTTTTGTACTCGTTGATGATTGCCGCATCACCCTTCGGCCTACCCCTAGACAAACCAGTAGTGCCTTTCTTTCTTGACACAACATCTGACTTCTTAGGGCGGCCTTTCCGCTTCGCGGATGGGGCTGACTCTACTTTTGATTCACTCAAGGTATTTCCCCTTATGTACTTAAGGATACTTAAGTAAACTTTACTATATTCTTTAATTTTAAAATTAATAAAATACTTAAAGCTTACTTAAGGATACTTAAGGGCGATCCTTGTTTTTCTTTACTTTACTATATTAAATATTATAGCACATCCTGAATCAAAAGTCAAGCTTTATTTTAACTATTTACTAACTATTTATGACCAATCAGGCCCCTTTTGTGTCAACTTATGTTGCCCTTTATACACAGATGTCAACCTCAAAGGGCCAACCTGTGTTTCCTTATGTAAATCAACGACTTACGGATACATATGTATACCTCTTCTTTTCCCTAATTTCACCTTTTTTGTATACCAGTGGGTACTGTAACAATCTTGCGATTACCCACGGCCCCCCCCGCCCCCAAAAGTTATCCACAGGTTATACATAAGTTATCCACAGGGCCACAAGTTGGCACGGGTATTGCATGCGTGACCAAGGGCCGCCATTGGGTCGAGCTTATGTTTGACAGATGAAGTGTGAGTATGCTATAGGATACCTATGAAGCCTAAACCACTGTATGAATCCACAGGTTGACACAGGTTATATTGTGTGTTACTCGCGCCTACGCGCATATACAAAGGTATACTGTAGTCATGCACTAGGCGCATATAGTTTATATAGGTCATGCGTTTAAATCATTGTACATAGTTATCCTATACACTATAATGAACCCATCAAGACAAAGATTAAACAACTGAGGATTAACAAAAGATGAAATTAACATATTGGTGTTGTCAATGTATCGGAGATTCAGAGGCGTACAACATACGCGCAAAAACTAAAAAGGAAGCTTTAAAAGAAAGAGATATTCGCGGTGAGGAATATTACGGCCTACCGATTAAACAAGTGGTTCAGTATTCTAATGCTTTAAACCTGCTTGACCTATGTCTTGGAGAATGTAGAGGGTATGAGGATGCAAGCGAGGGCGTTGAGTATGATCATGATGGTTATTAAATAACTCAACTGATGAGGCTTAGAGAGATATATTTAAAAGGTTCAACCATTGTCTATATTGATTTTGAATACTAAAAAGAGGATTTTAAAAATGCAACCAATAACACTAGCTGAAATCAACGCTACAAAACTAATCAACACAAACGCAAAAAAATGGTGCGCGGATAATTTAGATTATCTCAATAAGCCCATTAAGTTTTTCGGGAGCAGTCTCAAAGTAGAGAAGGGCGCGGATAAATATGATACTTATATTATGTATCTGCAACCTGCCGATAAAGTAGCTACCGACTCGCTATGCAAGTTTGCAGAATTGGCAGGATGTAAGGAACCGTGCTTAATATCTAGCGGACAATTGGGAATGAGTACCGGACAAAACGCGGCCACCAAACGCACCGTATTGATGATATTACGGCCTTTAGACTTTAGCAGTACCCTACTATCAGAGATAGATAAGGCGGAGCGTAAGGCGCTAAAAACAGGCATCCCTGCACTGTTTAGACTTAACGGTACCAGTGATATAGATTTTAGCGAGATTATTGCACAACGTCCCGACTCTATGTTCTATGATTACACCAAGATATTGAGCAGAGTCCGTAAAAATTCACTATCGAATTATGATCTGACATTTTCGGGTAGTATGTACAGCCCACAAAGTAAGGCGGCATTGCGTAAAGCAGTAGCGTCAAAGCATCGAATCGCTATGGCGTACAATACTAAAGGTTTAGCGGATGATGGGTTGCAAATCAACCATAGTCTGAAATCATTTGATACTACAGACTTGCGCCATTTGGATGCTAATGTAGTTGGCACATTGACGCGCAAAGGTAGCAACAAAAAAGAACGCGCAAGAGATAATCTTAAATCTAATTCATTCTTTGTGACTAGTTCAAATGTCGCAGAGTTTAATGACATCATAGCTATCGGAGGGTAACAGCATGAACAGGCGAACATTAATGAGCGTACAGGTAATAGATTTTTATCTTGATTGGTTCAATAACTACCTGACAGTGGAAAAAATAGCAGAACATCATGGGCTAGATGTAGATGATGCAAAAACATTGATTAGCATGGGGCAACATATGCACCATAGACACGTTGAAATGATGAATGAGAAGTAAACACCATAAAGCCTATAGTTTACATCCTTAGGCTTTCTAGTGTTTATTAATAGGGTAGCATAGCCTAACCCATGAAATAGGCTTAGAATTGATTATATGAGGTTTTAAGGTATGTTTTCATATGTAATAGGTGTTGTATTGGGTTTAATTCTACTGTATGCTCTATATATCAGTGAGTTAATTATTGATGTCGAGAAAGATACAAAAAATAAGGAATTTCATGATGAATCATGATGATAATGATGAGCGGTTATGTTGGTTAGGTGTAGCAGGGTTAAGCCTTTGTTATGTAATTTTAGGTACTATTGACTATTGGAGTCTATAAAATGAAGATTGAAGGATTGACACAAAAAGAGATAGTGAGGGCACAGTTTGACGCCCTCGCTCGCTTAGGGGATGAGAGAACCTATGCTCAAAACTTGCTATATGACAAGGTAAGGAGAGAACACTTAGCTAATGTACACATGGAGGGCTTAGAGAGTGTCTATGCTTGCAGACCTTTCACAGAGCATTCTAAGCAGGTAATGCGTGATAAAGCAGTCTCATTCATGGCTAATGTTTATGGGGTGGAGTTATGAACTGGCGAATAGGTAAAAATACGCTGTCGATAGAACCACGCAATGGTACAGGTATTGATATTGAGTTTGTGGATTCTAGGGCAGTGTGGACGGTTAGCGAGAACGACCCTTTAAGTTTACAGGCAATGCCCTTTAGTGGTACAATAATACTACTACCGCTACTGGTAATCTCCTATGGTTACGTCTATAAGACGGAGGAACTTGACAATGAGTAGGATAAAGGAACGCTTGATAGGGTACGAGGGAGGCGATGATAACGACGTTAGACCTATTACCCGATTGATTGATGAGATGGTTGATTATGAAATGTTAGCCATGACATTACAGGAGGCGCACCAACGCGCAGAGGATAGCGTTAGGGCTTACTACAATACCCTGACAGCCAAAGAGTTTTTAGATCAACATAAGAGGGCTTTTAGCCATGAGTAGATGCAAAGCGTGTGACGTTATAATGAATGATTTTGAGATGAGGAAGATTGACAGAGCAACAGGTGACTACTCAGAGTTGTGCAGTAATTGCCTGTCAGCATCCAATGAGGCAACTACAGACAGCCCTATGCAGATCATTCTTGATGACCTTGTAAATCCCTTTGAATTCCTAGCGGACATGGAGGAGCAATAATGGAAATTAAATTAGGACAATATGAAGTGTTAGAGGCGATAGAGGAATACATCAAAAAGAAATATGATTTTGACCTAGACTGTTATAATCAGCTAGAGGAGTATCCGACAATATCATATCTTAAACGTATCCATGCTCCAAAGAAGCACAAAAATGGCAAGGTTATGAAACACCCAGACTACGGTTATGTGCTGAGTGAGGTTGTAAAGACTGAACAAAAGTATATTTCCTTTGGTGAGGATTGTGATTTTAGTTTTTACATAACAGGAGAGTAGTATTCATTAGATGAATAATGGGTATAACTTTTAATGATTGAGGTTATGCCCTAATTCATGGTATACTATACTTATGTATTAAAGGAAAATATTTAATATATAATTATAGTATTAACCAAACGATCCTTAAGTATAGGATCACAACCAACGATAGAGGAAATATAATATGTCAGTATTAGAAGGTTTATTAGCGTTTGAGAATCTTGATGAACACGAAATGTATCAGGGCCAATCAACTGGTAAATTTTCCGTGGTGTTGTCATTAGATGATGAGACAGCGGGAGACCTGTCAGCTAAGGGTGTTAAGATGCGAGAGTATGAAGGTGTCAAACAACGCAAGTTCAGCACTAAGTACGATGTACCTGTCTTGGACGCTGAGGGTTCACCCTTTAAAGGTCGCATAGGTCGTGGGTCTAAGGTGCGTGTGTTGTACGCTGAGGGTCAGGAACATCCTGTACATGGTGTCTCAACCTATCTTAATAAGATCAAGGTCTTAGAGGTAGCGGAAGATACTGGTGGAGAGGATTTTTAGTAGTGTCATCTACCTTTGTTAAACATGAGCCATGCCCTGCGTGTGGCTCTAAGAACAACCTAGCAAGGTACTCCGATGGTCACGCCGTTTGTTTTACAGGCGGTTGTGACCACTACGAGAGGGGTACAGGTCAAGTTGTAAACGTAACACCAAGTATAACGAGGCGATTAGAGATGACAGGAGTAGTAGCGGCAATCCCTGACAGGCGTATCAGCCAAGCCATAGCACAAAAATATGGCGTGACGGTTGAGTACAATGCTCAGGGGCAAATTGTCAAGCACCATTATCCATACCACGATAAGGACTCAGGTACACCTACGGGCACTAAGGTTCGCATTGTGGACAACAAGAGTTTTTATGCAACAGGGGAGTTCGGCAATGTTGGGTTGTTCGGTCAACAAGCTTTCAAGGGTGGCGGTAAGTACATTACGATCACAGAGGGCGAGGCAGACGCACTTGCCGTTCACGAAATGTTTGACGGGAAATGGCCCGTTGTCTCCATTAGAAGTGGCGCAAGCGGAGCATCAAAGGACATTAAAGAAAACCTTGAGTGGTTAGAATCTTTTGAGAACGTAGTAATTTGTTTTGACAATGACAAGGCAGGACAGGAGGCATCCAAAGCTGTACTTGATCTATTCACCCCCAACAAGGCTAAGAATGTCACCTTGCCTATGAAGGATGCAGGGGATATGCTCAAGGCTAACAAGGTCACTGGTTTTGTTAGGGAGTGGTGGAACGCTAAGACATATCAACCCGACGGCATTGTGTCAGGCAGTGACACTTGGGACATGATCATGGAACAGGCTGATGTTAAGTCCATCCTGTATCCTTGGAATTGTCTCAACGAGATGACCCACGGTTTTCGTAGGAAGGAGCTAGTCACCATTACGTCAGGATCAGGAATGGGTAAGTCTCAGATTGTCAGAGAGCTTGAGCATTACTTACTTGGGGCTACTGATGACAACATAGGCATCCTAGCTTTGGAGGAGGACATCCCAAAGACAGCTTTAGGGATTATGTCCATTGAGGCTAACAAGCTGTTACATTTGGACAAGACTGTTAGCAAGGAAGAGAAGAGAGGCTATTGGGACAGGACGTTAGGCTCAGGCCGTATCTTTATGTTTGATCATTGGGGTTCGACTAGCGAGGACAATCTGTTAGGCCGCATACGTTACATGGCTAAGGGCTTGGATTGCAAGTGGATCATTTTGGATCACCTTAGCATTGTGGTCAGTGATCAGGACAACGGTGACGAGCGTAAGGCTATTGATAGTATTATGACTAACCTTAGAAAGCTAGTACAGGAGACAGGTGTAGGGCTATTCCTAGTATCACACTTGCGTAGACCTAGCGGCTCAAAGGCACATGAAGATGGTGGTAGGATAAGCTTGGGAGAACTCAGAGGTTCGGCGGCAATCGCGCAACTTAGCGACATTGTTATTGGACTTGAACGAGATCAACAACACGCTGACCCTGAGACACGGAACACTACAACAGTTCGTGTACTCAAGAACAGATTTGTTGGACTCACTGGCCCTGCTTGCTACCTTTATTATGACAAGGACTCAGGAAGGATGGTGGAAACAAGTTGTCCAATGGGCGAAGAATCGGAGTTTTAATGAAACAGTTTGTACTTGACATTGAAGCCAACGGCCTTGACCCTGATACAGTATGGTGTATTGTTGTGCAACAGCTAGGAGGACACGATGATCCCTTAACTTGGTCAGGAGACAGGATACCTGAATTTATAACTTGGTTACAACTACAGAATGAGTGCGAACTAATTGGTCACAACCTTATAGGATATGACATACCTGTACTGGAGAAATTACTATCGGCAGACTTTAGTAAGTGTAAAATAACTGACACACTGGTAATGTCACGATTAGCTAATCCATCAAGAGAGGGCGGACATTCCTTAGATAACTGGGGTACTGTGCTTAATTGCCCTAAAGGAGATCATAATGTTTGGGATGTTTTTTCGTATGATATGTTGGAGTATTGTATACAGGATGTTAAAGTTAATACGTTGGTGTACCAGAGATTACTTCTTGAGCTTAAGGATTTTAAGCCTGAAAGTGTTGATCTTGAGCATCAAGTACAGAGTGTTATTTCAAAGCAAATTAAAACAGGTTGGCTTTTAGACCAAGAAAAAGCTTATCATTTACTGGCTACATTAAAGGAGAAGAAGAATGACCTTGAAGATGAAGTACATCAGGTTTTCAAACCGTTACCAACATTTGTCAAAGAGATTACCCCTAAAATTAAGAAGGATGGTTCGCTCTCTGTTGTCGGACTTAAGTTCCTTGGTGAGCAATGGCAAATAGCAGTAGCACCTTTTAGTCGCATAGATTTCCCTGTTTTTAATCTGGGTTCAAGACAGCAGATAGGTAGACACCTCCAGTATTATGGATGGAAACCTAAGCAATTCACTGAGACAGGACAGGCCATCGTTGATGAGGCAGTGCTAGGTACAGTGAAGGGCATACCACAGGCCGCTTTGATAGCTGAGTATCTTA